GGTCTCGATGATCTGCGGGTCCTCGCCCGCGTCACCGGCCGCTGTGAGGTCGAGGCCGGCGGGCATGCCTTCCTGCACGACGACGAACGGCGGCGCCTGCCCCTCGCGCGGGCCGTCACGGAAGACGGGCACGCCGAACTGGAGTCCCTCCAGGCGGGCCTTGATGGCGCCCGCGGTGCTGGCGGCCATCAGCGCCTCCCGATCTGCGAGGCGTGCGCCCGCCAGTAGATCTCAGTCATCTCGATCGCCGGGCGGAGGAACGGCTGCGCCTTGGTCCCGGGGTGGTTGACCTTGGCGACCGGGTGCGCGGCGCCCGGCCAGTACAAGGCCCGCTTGTTCCGCGGGGTGATGACGTGCGGGCTGGTGCCGTACTCCACGGCCGCCGCGTAGTTGACGTTCGTGCCGATGACGTAGCCCACCGACCGGCCCGAGCCCTCGGCGCGGGACACGATCGAGGAGCGCAGACGGCCGGTGTCGACCGGGGCCCGGCGGCGCGCCTCGTTCTGCACGTCGATCCGTGTGCGCTCGACAGCCTGCTTCACGTCGTCCGACATGCGGCCGAAGTACCGGCGGAGACCGCGCTCGTATTGGCGGGTGTTGATCTGCGCGGACACCTGCGTCGTCATCCGCACCGGCACCCGAGCCCGGAAGCGCGCCACCTCACACCCCCTCGATCAGCTGACGGTTCATGTACGAGCCGAGCAGGGCGTCAACCTGCGTCGATCCGGTCGACGACGCCGGGGAGGCGGGCGTCGTCGGGGCGTCGTCGGAGTCGTCCTCGATGGCGACGTTGTTGCCCTCGTCATCCACCTGGAGAGAGGAATCCGCGGTGGCGTCCGCATCCGACGGCGCGGCCTCGGCCTGGAGATGAGCGGCCAGCAGCGCGCACCCGCGCTGCACCAGAAGGGGCGGCGAGGCGTACCCGAACTCCCCCGTGACCTTGACCTGTTCGGCGCCCCACCGCGCGAGCAGCCCGGACCATCCGCCGTTCCACGACTCAGCCCCGGCGACCAGATCGTCATAGCCACCCACGGCAAGGTGCACGGCGTCGACCTGTCCGAGGACGTCCGCCGAGGTGACCCGGTACGAGGCGGCCGGGATCGACGGCCCGTCGTCGGCCTCCAGAACCGGCATGACGCTGGTGACCGAGCGGACGCGGCGCGGGAGGATGACCAGTCCATCCGGCGCCACGTCCGCCACCACCACCAGCGACGTTGGCTCGAAACACTGTTGGGTGTACCGCTCGATCGCCTCTTGGGCAGCAGCGATCCACGCGGCTACCTCAGCGTCATCGCCGGTGCAGCCCGCGTCTCGTGCGTCCTCAATCGAGCAGTACGCCATGGGTCAGCCCTTCTCTGCGTCCGTGGACGTGGTGGGCTGCTCGCCGTCCTCGTCGGCCGGCGCCGACCGCAGCTCGGCCAGCTGCTCGGCCGTGACGGTCTCGCCCTCGGCGACGATCTGCCGGGCGTAGCCGCCCGGGTGGGTATCGAGGACGGGGCCGGCCGGGGTCTGCCGGTCCTCACCGAGGGCGCGGAACGCATCGGCCGGCGCAGCCTGTCCTTCCTTCCAGCCCTCGGCGGCGGTGAAGCGACGCGCTGCCATCAGGCGTCACCGCCCTCGGAGTTGTCGCCGCTGTCCGCGGGCGCCAGGCCGCGCAGAACCTCGGGGGTGACCGGCGACCCCTTGGTCACCACCTGCACCCACCGGCCGCCGCCACTGGTCGACGACTTGGCCTCGCCGACGAACCGGCCGTCGTCGTCGATCTGCCGGAACCGATCCTCCGGGGCGGTCTGCCCCAGCTCCCAGCCCTCGCCGCCGCTGTACTGCTGCGGCCGTACCGCCTGCATGGGCGGCTGCTCAGGCGCCTCGTCGGTGCTCTTGCTGCTGCGTGCTGCCATGACTGGGGTCTCCCGTCTGCTCGTCGTGGATGGGGGCGTCGCCGACTACGGGGTCGGGTCGCCGAAGGTGCCCTTCACGAAGGCGGCGGGGGTGTGGACGGCCAGCTCCATACGGGCCTCCACCAGCAGCGTCAGGATGTTGCTGGTGAAGTTCGAGGCGTGGGAGTCGGTCATGAGGATCGTGATCCCCTGCCGCTCCCAGAGGGTGGCGCCCTCACGGAACCCGCCGACGAGGAATGCGCCCTGCGTCATGGCCGTGGTGGAGATGACGCGCATACCCCAGATGCGAGCCGGGGCGACTTCCTGCACGTTGCTGACGACGCGGAAGCGGGCGGTGTCGTCGGTGTCGAGCTCGACGTTCTGCCAGTCGACCGGGTGGAGGATCACGCCGTCCGGGGTCCGCTCCGACAGCTCGACCAGCGTGCGCGCCTTGCGGAGCCGGATCAGGTTGGAGTCCGCCTCCTCGGCCGCGGCCGGGGAGTACACCTGCACGCCGGTCGCGGTCATGACGCCCTGGAGCTGAGAACCGGAGCCGTTGCCGTTGAGGAGCTGCGCATCGACCTTCAGCTCCAGGCCCGTGGTCAGCCTGCCGCGGATGTACCCCATGAGCTGGCCGTCATCGTCGGCCGCCTGCCGAGTGATGTTCAGGTGGTGAGCGACGGTCTTGGTCGTCGTCGACACCGTGTCGAACGTGATCGTGGACTCCGGCTTGAGCGCGCCCTCCGCGACCACGGCCGCGTTGTTGGTGAACACCAGCTCGCGCACGTACTCGATGGCGCCACCGCTGGTGGTCTGCCGGTCGAAGAGGTCGGCGACACGGAACGTCCGCTCCGGGGCGCGCAGCACGCCCGGCACGCGGGTGGTCGTCTCGGGGTAGGTGGTCGTGGTGACCAGCGCCCGCGTGTCGAGGTCGGGCACCTCCACGCGGACCTGACCGGACAGCTTGGAGCGGAACGCGGCGAGGCCCTCGGCCTGCACGAACCGGCTCGCCATGTCGAGGACGGGGACGTGTCCGCCGCGCTGCTCGGGCTGCTCGCCCGGCCGCTCCTGCCGCTGCTGCGGTACCTGCGACTGGCCGCCCTCGGGGGCTGGCCCGGGCGGGTTGACGGCGAGCTCGGCCTGCTTCTTCAGCTTGGCGGTGATGTCGGCGGCACGGGCAAGGAGTTCGTCCTCGTCGCCGTCATAGGTCTCGTCGGCGAGCAGCGCCTCAATCTCGGCGCGCTCTTCCAGCAGGGTCGGCATTGCAGCCCCCTCGGTCCGTGGACGGCTCGCAGCCGCCCAGTGGTCTGGGTGTCTGCGTCCGTCTGTCACGGCCGGTGGAACGCGCCCGGCGATGCACTGGGCTGTAACGTCCGGTCAGTGCGGCCCGGATGGGTGGAGCGTAGATCGACACGCGGGGTGCGCGTGCGGGGGGTCTGCAAGTCGCGTCGCCGACGGGCGTCTACCGGCGTCGTCGTCCCCTGCGGGAACGGCGAGGCAGAGACCGGTACGGGGCGCCGGCCTGGTTGCGGTGCGCCCACTGCCGGGCCCACGGCATCCGGTTCGCGAACGCCCACCGCCACTGTGCACGGGACTTGAAGCGGCCCATCACCGACCGCCCCCCGCGGACGCCAGGCCCAGCAGCGCCGCGGCCCGCGCCCGCCGGATCGCCTTCCGCTTCTCCTCCTGCCGGTACGCGATCTCGGAGTCCCGGCCGTGCTCGCGGTCGTACTCGGCCAGACGCTCGGCAAGTGTCGGTTCACCGGCCTCGCTGTAGAGCGCCCCGAGCGCGCTGCGCACCGTCTTCAACTTGCTGCCCGGCACGGCGGCCATGCGCGCCGTGATCTGGCTGACCTCCACCAGCTTGGCCGACCGGATGTTGTCGAGGACGTCCCGCCGCTCCTCGTCGGTCATCTTCGCCAGCTTCTCCCACGCGGGCAGGTCGGTGCGCACGAACCCCACCGACAGCTCGCGGGCGCTCCCGGACCGCGCCATGACCCGCGCGTCCCTCCCGGCGGTCGTGTCGTCATACCGGCCGTCGATGTGGAGCAGGTTGCTCTGTTCGTCGGCGCGGAAGGTGCCGATCGGGTCGTACGGGCTGTGCATCCACAGGTAGGCGTAGCTGCCCTTGTCGATGCCGCGCCGGAAGACACCGGGATGGAAGGTAGTGCCGTAGCTGTCCTTCTTCCCGTACTGGCAGGCGACGCCGCTGAACGTGCCGTCCTGGTCCTCGTCGACACGGAACTCGTGCGTCTCGAAGACGCGGAACTCCAGTTCCATCAGCGTGTTCCCTTCGTGATGCGGTGCTCGGCGTACGCCTCGGCGACCGCGTCCATCAGCTGGTTGTGCAGGGGGCACAGCTTGGGCGCGTACCGATAGGTGGCCTTCCCGTTGTGCACCAGATCGAGGACGTACACGAACCGGCCGCCCTGAAAGGAGAGTTGCGAGGGTGGCTCGCCGTTCGTCAGCAGCACGGCCGCCCGGGTGCCGTCGTAGGGGCCGCGCCGCACCTCGTGCAGCGGCACGCCCCGCGGCCGGTAGGCGCCCGCATACTGCTCGGGCCCGGCGGCCTGGAGCACACACGGCATCTCGCCGCTCATCAGCGTGGGCATGGTCAGCTCTCCTCGAACGAGTAGGTGAGGGTGCACCGGCACTGGATGGACTGGTTGGCGGGCGCGACCGGGTCACACGGCCAGCGCGACTCCGTGAGCGGGAATCGCTTATTCATCGCCACGCTGGAGCCCTGCGCGGCCCGATGCGTGCGACGGGTGCGTGTGTCGTCGGTGCTGAGCCACGTCTTCCGCGTCGCGCCGGCGTCCAGCGCGGCCATGTGCGACGCAGCGTTGTACCCGCCCACCGACTCAGTGCGGGCGATCATCGTTGCCCGGTAGCCGGACAGGTCGGCGAACACCCCCTGGATGCGCTCGCGCAGCTCGGGCACACTCTCGCCCTCGGCGACGCCGTGCGCGAGCAGCTGAGAGCGGAGCACCTGCTCCGTCGTCGCTGTCACCTGCCCGGCCAGCTCGTCCACTCGGTCGGCGAGGGCCTGCGCCACGTCCGGCTCGTCCAGGTCGAACGATCCGCTGATCGTGGTCCCGCCCCGGCGCCACGCCCGCTCGACGATCGGCCGCAGCAC